AAGCCGGACAAGAATGCAAGTAGTCATCCGCACGATGCGCTGCAATATCTATGTGGTGAAATAGCGGCTGATTCTATATTGGCGAAACAGAATATTAAGCCGGTGCAAGATATGTTTAATCCAGTTTTTAGGTGGCAATAATTAATTTAACGGAGGCAACACAATGGCTATAACCAATTTCAAAGTACAATTCCCAGGTCAAACATCTGATGGCGTATTACCACGTTTCGCACATTTGTTATCAACTGATACATTAGCTGTTATTTCATCTGCTGGTTATATGAATAGCTATTTGTTATCGCAAGGCATGGATTTAAAGCCATCTGATTTCGTATTTGCTGTTGGTTCTGATGGTCATCAAATCTATAAGCCTGTGTTCACAGGGACATCATGCCAGTTAACGGTATTGCCATAATGGCTGATAATGTTGAATGGTCGCAGATTAAAGAATTAGTTCCGGGTATTCTGCGTGAGAATGAGAAACCCAAAGAACGTGATTCGCATCGTGAGCAGTTAAAGCAAGAAGAGTTGTTTTATAGAGTGCAGCAACGATAAGTTTATGGCCGAAGATACTATTAGAAATGGTGAGAGTCCATATAGAGAAATCTTCTTACTGGGAAAATAGGCCACCACATACATTAACCAAGGATGGTTATTATGGAAGACTACGCGCCCAGCGAAATGTCAGCGGAAGACATTAACAAGATAGAGGAACGTCGATTACAATCTTTGGCTGATGCTGGGATTAACGAAGCTGATGTTCTTCGCATGGCTAAAGAGCACAAGAACACATGGAATAATTACTTCAACGAGAACATCGTGCGTGGTAAGGATGACATGAACTTCTGCTTACGTGATCAATGGACGGCTATTGAGCGTAGTGAATTCTCAAGGCTATTTAAACCTGCGATGACGTTTAACAAGTTATATGACGCAGTAAAGAAAATAGTTGGCGAACAGCGGAAGAATAAGCCAGATCTGATGGTGAGATCGCTAACTGGTAAGGCAACTCAAGAACAAATAAATCTCCGTGCCGATCTAGTCCGTACAATTTCATATCAGTCTCAGAATGATTTAGTGTATCAGTCTGCATTTAAGGCTGCTCTCATGATGGGTTTTGGTGCATTCCAGATTGATATTGATTTTGAATCACCAAAGTCATTTAATCAAGTCGTCAAGTATTTAACTATTCCAGATCCAACCCATTGCGCATGGGATCCATCTGCAACTAAGCCACATAAAGGTGATGGAAACTGGTGTAGTAGAGATTTCCATTTCACTAAAGAAGAGTTTGCAGCAACATATCCATACATTTTCAATCCAGTCTCTTATTCAGATGCGCGTACTCTATTAGATTTCCAATGGGAAACTAGAGATACAATTGTAGTATGTGATTATTACGTTAAGGAATGGTATTCAACTGAAGTTTACATGTTATCCAATGGTGAAACAGTTACGCCAGATGAATGGAATGATATGCAGAAGAACATTCGCATGCGCAAGAAATTGGCGGATAGTTCTAAAGTAGTTGGTGACATGATACGTAATGACATTCCAACTATTACGAAGAAGCGTCAAACGCAAGATTACACCATCATGCATTATCGCTTAATACACGATCAGATTATTGACTATACAGTATGGCCGTCAAAGTATTTGCCTATCATATTCGTAGATGGTGACTCACACTACATTGAGGGTCGCCAATATACAAAGTCGTTTATTCACGAAGCGCGCGATGCGCAGAAGTTCATTAACTATGTTGGTAGTGAAATTGCAGCAGAGATTAAGAATCGCAGACGTGAACAATGGATTGGTACACCGGATAACATTATTGGTCAGGAGCAAATGTGGCGTAATCCTGAATTACAAATGGGGATATTGCTAGCCAAACCTGATCAAAAGACAGGAACGATGCCAGTTAAGATGCAGGCATGGGATTTATCACCGGCGTTAATGGAAAACTTCCAGCGTGGTTCGCAAGATATTAAGGAGATTCTAGGATTCTCTGAGGCTGAAGAACTGCAAGGACGTGACATCTCTGGGAAGGCTAGGCAAGAGAGAAAACTAGAGGGATCGATGTCGGCAATGGTGTTCTTGTCTAACTTGAACCAGTCATTGGAGCAAGGCGGCCGTGTGGTATTAGATTTATTGCCAGCCATTGTTGGTAATGATGAAAGGCACATGGTGATATCGCAATTTGATGGCAAAGGTAAATCCATTGTTCTTAACAAAAAGAATGAAGATGGTTCGATAGAAAATGAATTAACAGCTGGTGATTATGATATTGAAATAGATGCAGGACCAAGTTTTGCTGTTCAGAAAGAAGTGGCGTTGGAGATGTTCCAGCAAACAATGCAAATCAATCCGCAAATATTCCCGCTTATCGCCGATCTTTGGGCTAAGAATATGGACCTACAATACACTGACCAGATCGTCGAGCGCTTCAAAACACTTGTGCCACCTGATATTTTGGCGAAAGAAAACGGCGAGCCGCCTCCTCCACCTAAGCCAAATCCACAAGAAATGATGATGCAAGCTGAATTGCAGGAAAAGCAAAGCAAAATTCAGAATGAAATGGCAAAAACGCAGCTGGAGAAGCAAAAGATCGAGTTAGATCAGCAAGAATTAGCTCTAAAGCGGCGTAAAATGGAGTTGGAAGAGCATGAAGTAGAGTTACGAACTCAGCAAGATCAACGTGACCATGAAATGGATTTATTAAAAGTAGAGAAAGAGCACTCCAATAAAATGATGGGGCATGCTGTTGATCTGCACAAACATAAAAACCCTCAACCGAAGGAGAAAAGTAATGCCGTTAGTAAAAGGAAAAAAAGCTAAAACGAAAAAAGGATTTAGTGAGAATGTTGAGCGTGAAATGAAATCAGGCAAACCACAAAAGCAAGCGGTAGCAATTGCTTATAGTGAAGCGGGCGAGAAAAAACGCAAGAAGAAGAAATAACCTACACCTGTGTAGATGCTTTCCTAACCAGCAAGAGTAAAATTGTCATTAATTACGGTGGGGAATTCTCGCCGGGCGCTTACAGAAGGCGCGTTATCAAGTTCTGGGGCAGAGTCAATGCCAATGTGGAGTTAAGTGATGAGCATTCAAGAAGAGAATATTTCTAGTCAAGAACATGAAAATCTAGCCAGTGAAGTGAACCATGATTTAGGCATGTCAGAAGGGACGGAAGGTGAAAGCTCCGAACCTAAAAAGGAACCAGCGGAGGATTTGCCTGCTTTTGCCAAGGAAAGATTAGGCAGACAAGAAAAGCGGCATAAAAGGGAATTACGTGCAGTGCAGCAACAATTGCAACAGTTGATGCAAGCACAACAATCTGGCGGCCAAAACATGCAAAGCTCACAACCACAACCGCAAGGTGATGGTGGAATGGATGATCAGATACAACGTGCCGTAGCTGCGGCGATGCGTGCGAAAGACGAGCACGAAAGTCGCGCTAAGGAAGCTGAAAAAGCCGCTCATGTACATCAGCAGTACCAGAATTTGCAAGATCATCTGGATGCTACCGCCGATAAATATGACGACTTTGACGACGTAGTACGTGGGGATAAAGTCCCATTTACCGAAGCGATGCGAGATGCATCGTTGCTTCTGGATAACCCGGGCGATGTACTCTATAAACTTGGCAAGAATAGACCCGAACTTGAACGCATTGCGAAACTTCATCCACTAGACCAAGCAAAAGAGATGGTGAAACTATCTGTTGCCTTGATGTCTGGCGGTGGTAAGTCGGGCTCTGCTCCACGACCCATTGGTCAGATCAAGAATACTCCAGTTGCACCATCGCAAGTTAACGACAACACGCCAGCTTCTGAAATTAGAGCTCGCATGAAAGCCGGTAACTTTAAATAGCGGTGAGCTGTAAGGACGGACTAGGATAGTCCAGCAATACACTTGCAGTTCGCCATTAAATGGACTTAATGGAGACTGGCACAATGCCCAATCAATTTATTACGACCCAACTCGTTAGTAATACCGCTTTAGCTATGTTCGCGAACAATGCACCATTCATTATGACTGGTTCACGTATTTACCAAGATGACTTTACGTCGTCTGGTTATAAAATTGGTGATACCTTACAAGTTCGCAGACAGAACAATTTCATTGTTGGTGATGGTTCAACAGCTGTTCCGCAAGACATTATTGAAACCGTGGAAAACATCACTGTTGCTCACCAATACCATGCTTTAATTTCGTACACAGTACAAGATTTAACCTTGCGTATCGAAGATTTCTCACGAATCTTCATTCAACCTGCTATTCAAAACATCATTTCCAAGATGGAGCAAGATATTTGCTCAGCTGCTGAACAACAATTGAACTTCTACAGTGGTACAGCTGGCACCCCAATCAACAGCTTTACAGCAGTTGATACAGCTGGCGCGAAACTGTTAGAGCAAGGCGTGAATATTTCATCTGATGCTTATTTGGCGATGACTGTTCGTGATGGTTCTAGCTTGAAAGGTGCATTACTGAATAACTTCACCCCAGTATTTAACGAAGACATTGTTCGTCAATCAGCTATTGGTCACTTATCCTATTTTGATATTTTCCAATCTCAAAATGTACATAAGCATACCGCTGGCGTCGGCCCAACAACTTATTCTGGCGATACATTGCTGGTTAATGGTGCGGTTGCTTCTGGCAATACGATTATACTTTCTGGCGCAACAGTAAGCATTACTAACTACTTCTTGCCTGGCGATTTGATTTCCATTTCTGGCGTGACTTCAGTTAACCCATTGTCATTAGTAACAACTGGCCAAAACATGCAGTTTGTTATCACCTCTGCAGCTAACTCTAGTGCTGGCGGCGCTGTGACAATTACTGTTAGCCCAAATATCATCAGTACGGCTGGCGACCCACATCAAAATGTATCGAATGCTGTTCCTAATGGTGCGTCCGTTACTGTAGTTCCAAGTTACAATGTTAACGTGGCATATCCATCACGCGCATTAGACATTGTTTGCCCTCCATTGTATAAACTGCAAGTTCCATATGCTTCTGTTGCTGTTGATCCGGAAACAGGATTATCGCTTGCTGTTACACAAACGGGTGACATTCTTGGTTATCAAAACTTTATGCGTCTTGACGTGCTTTGCGGTTTCTTATGGCATCCACAATACGCTTGTAAGTTACTTTCTTAATAGGTGATGTAGATGCAACTGACGTGTTTATATCATCCAGTGAAAGACATGATCGTGACGGATGATGAAGAGTATTTTAATAAGTTGGTTGCATCAGGCGTGTGGTTTGAACATCCTACCAAAGCAAAAGATATGAGGGATAAATATGAAAAGCAGATACGACAGAGCACCGGGAAAAGATGCAAGAATGGCGAACGTTCGCGGAAAGAGATTTGAAGGTGAGCATTCTTCGGCTAATTCATTTGTAAAATCTGAAGAAGCTAAGATCAAATCAAAGGCTGGGCGTGATCCTAAGTTAGAAGCTAAGGATATGGAATTTAATGCTGAAATGATGAATAACGGTGCTCACGCACAACGTTTAGCATCTGCATTGACTTCAAGTATTGATCACGAAGCATTTCCAGTGCGCAAACCATCATCTGAGTAATTTATAGAAAACCTATACATGATAGAAATGTCATGTATAGGAATTTCGATTTTCTATACTCAAGGATGATTTATGCCACAGAATATTCCAACTACCGATGATCTAATCATTGGATCATTGTACATGCTTGGTGAGCTTGGCGTCGGTGAAACACCTGACGGCTTTATGCTTAGTACCGGGTTGGAATTGCTTAATGAGATTTTAGCTAAATTCTCCGCTGATAGTATTTACATTCCCTACCTAACAACATTGAAGAGTCATTTCATTGTTGGCAAAGACACTTACTCTGTTTCTGATATTACAATAGGAACTGACATTGTTGCAGATAGAATTGTTGATTTAAGTTTTGCAAATTATCTTGTTCCTGGAACGGGTATTAATCAAAACTCAAATCCAATCTCTGAAAACTTTACCGCTAGCAATGTGACAAATTATTTAACGGTAAGTTCTGCTACGCCATTTGTCACGGGTACGCCCGTTGTGCTATCGACATTTGGAACAGTGCCATCGCCATTTATTACTGGTGTTACGTACTACACTATATTTGTAAATGCTACTACTATCATGTTGGCTGCAACTGAACAGAATGCATTAATTGGAATTCCAATACAGATATTAACTGACGGTGTTCCTGTTAATGTCATTACAACGTATCAGGGTCAATATAATACTGAAATGACTAGTATTGTTTATCCGTTGCGGATAATAAACAAAGCTACTTATTGGGGAATTGTAAGGCAGACAAACTTATTAGCTAGACCTGGATTTATATTTCTAGATAAGCAAGCAACTGAAAGTTTCTTTACTGTTTATCCAGTTCCAGATCAACCATATCCATATCAGATTCAAGTTAAGTCAATGCTTAACTCTGTTAGCAATGAAACATCACTTGGATCATTGCCTCCATATTATTATGGTTTCTTAAAATACGCATTATGCAGAAAGTTTTTAGCATACTATCCTTCGGGAAATTGGCCACAAACTAACGAAGATGAATATCAGGATTACTACAATAACCTGAAAAATGCTAATGAAACTGACTTAACGATTAGACCATCTGTTGTGCTAACAGCACCAGAGCCTTTCTACTGGCCAAATATTTTGAGTTATTAATGTGCCTATTGAAAATTATGACATTGTCGGTTCATACAACAATCAGCGCATATCATCTATTGATAGTGAGCGCTCTGTAAACCTATTCGAGTATCTAGATCCTCTTGGCAAGAAAGATAAATCACTTTTATCAACATCGGGTCTATTGAATTCTGATCTAACATTTCCTGGCGCTGCAAACGGGTATAGAGCACAGTTTGTTGCAAATCTAGGATCATCCCAGTTAATGTTTGTGGTAATTGGCGCAAATGTTTATGTAATAAATAATGCATTTACTGTTACTAAAATAAATACATCACCATTGGCTCAAACTACTGGATATGTTGGTATTGATGCAAATAATGGCGGAACAGATGGTCATGTTCAGGTTATATTTGTTGATGGAGCAAATGGTTATATTTACGATGTAGTTTCAGCGGT